TTCGTGACGTGGAAGACGGGAGTATCACTCGACAGGATGAGCGACTTGCCCCGCGTTGGGTCGGTATCGCGCGGAGCCGCCGTCTGCAGCAGCTTGTCGCGCTCATTCACAATGGTGGCCATCAGATCAGTACTCCTACATTGACGCGCCCGGCCGCCCAGTTCGGCGACAGGCTGATGACGACGCCGGTATTGGCGCCGCCGAGCGCAAAGCGCTCGGCGGGCAGGCTCACCGCCCTCCCCAGCTGCAGCGACTGCATCAGGTCGGCCGTTCCTTCAAACTGGTAAATCATGCGCGGCACTTTCCACAGGTTGAGGCGGCGCTGCGCTTCCGCATTCGCATCGCTGCGCTGGAGCAGCGCCGTTTCCTGCATGGCGGGTGCGGCATCGAGTTTGTATGCCGCCTGCACCGCGGTATCGGACTGCACCGCCTCCAGCCAGGCCTGGGCGAACAGGTCCTTGTGCGCCTGCGGAATGGTGGTGACGAGGTTGCCCTGTTCGGTGTAGTTCCTGCAGAAGCCCAGCTTCACGGCAGCCACCACGTCCGCGCGTTGCGAGGGCGCCAGCGTCTTGTCGACCATCTGGTCCAGGCCGATGCTCACCGGGCCGGGCAGCGCAGCCAGGTCCAGCTTCACGATGCGCAGCTTGCCCAGCGCATCGGGCAGGATCTGGGCGCCAAGGCTGGCGGCCAGCTGGCGGCACGCCACCAGCACATTGGTGCGGTCGGACAGGAAGATGCCCAGCGGCTGCGGGTGGGCCGCCTCGAAGGCATCGAAACTGGCCAGGTCAAGGTCGGCATCGGTGAAGCGGTCTTCCGCCTTGCCATAGCCGGTGACGATGCGGCGGATCAGTGCGGCCGCGGTATTGCGGTACATGCCGCCGAACTTGTCGCCCTGCACGGAGACCGTGATGGTGCCGTAGGACTGCTGGTTCAGCCGGAATTTGCCAGTTCCCGCAACGGGAGTAAAGCTGACCGGCACGCCGTTGTCCCGCACCTCGATGATGCGTTCGATCGCCGACGCGTGCACCATGTATTCGAGCGTCGCCGGATCCGCCAGCAGCGGCGTGATATTGTGCACCTCGCCAAAAGCCAGCGGCAGGATGCGGTCGCGGTTTTGCGTCTCGCCGCCCAGCGTGGCCTCGGTCATCGGCGTGTTCAGGCGCTGCAGCTGGTCGCGCAGCGACAGCGCCAGGCCGCTGCGTCCCTTGGGCGCCAGCGTTGCGACAATGCCGCTGAAGACCAGCCGGAACTCGGCACGCGGCCAGCGCGGGTCGCCGATGTAGGCGCGCGCCGGCCGGTTGTCCCAGATATCGCCCAGCCAGGCATCCAGCGCACCGTCTTCGTTGCTGAACTCGATTTCGCTGATGGACAGCCTGCCGTCGTTCGTCAGCGACAGCTCTTCCGTGGGCTGGAAGGTGGGCTTCACCACTGGCAGATAATGCGTGTTGGCCGGCACGTCGCCGGCGCCCGTGTTGTAGGGCCGGTCGCACAGGTAGCGCGTGGTTTCCGCCCCGCCGCTGCGCACGCCGATCTCGTAGAGCGTGGTGCGGATGGCGGACGGGCTTCTCAGCCAGTCAAGGAACTCTGCATCGGTCATATCGGATCAATCCTTTTCGGTTCGGATACTGCACGGATCGCGGACACCGCAGCCTCCGCCACAATGGCGGCGCCGCGTGCATTCGCGTCATAGTTGGCCTGGATGGCATCGCCGGTCTGGCGCTGCTGTTCGGCGCGCAGCTCCCTGATTTCCGTGGTCAGGGCCGCGTTCTCGGTCTTCAGGTCGCGAATGGCTTCGACCAGCGGCACCGTGTTGGCGGTGCCGTAGTCGCGCAGGCTGAACGCCATGGCCTGGCTTGGTGCTGCCTGCGCCACGAAGGACTGCGATGTGGAAGACGCTTCCGGATGCTTCTGCTGGTACTCCGCGCTTGTCGTAAACAGGCGGGCAATCTCGGCGATCGAGGTGCCGCCGGCCAGCACGTTCTTCCAGAACGCCAGCCCCTCCGCATCCGAATGGCGGCCCAGCAGCTGCTGGTACAGCGTTTCGATGGCCGCGGTGGAGTTGGCGCCCACGGTGGCCAGCTGGCTCGCCGTCAGGGTGCCTGACAGCTCGCGGATAGCCTGTGCAACGGAGACCACTTCCGCCTTTACCTCGACCAGGCCGGTGACCGACTTCTCCAGCGCCGTCAGGCTGGCGCGGGCTACATCGACCTGCTCTTCCGCCCATTGCAGCGCATCGGCGGTGGCTTCACGGACTTTCGCGAAATCGTCCTGGTAGCGTGCGCCGGAAGCATTCACCAGCTGCGACGCCTTCAGGTAGGCGCTCGCCGAGGATTCGAGGTTCGCCTGCGCCGTTTCGTCGCCGCCCTGGGCCAGTGCGAAAGTGCGGTCGAACTGCGCCTTCGCTTCCTGGTAGCGCTGCTCCGGCGTCAGCGTCGAGAGCTCATTCAGCAGCAGGCTGTCCTGGAAACGCTTCAGCGAACTGGCGTAGGCATTCATCTTGTCCAGCGTGCCGCTGATGGCCGCATGCTCGGCGTCGTAGGCATCGCTCAGTTGCTTGCGCAGCTCGGCTTCGGTTTTAATGGCATCGGCGGTACTCTCGATCTTCGGATAGAGCATGGCAAACTGGGCCTGCAGCTTCATCAGGGAAGCGTACTGCTTGATATCGGCTTCCTTGGTGAGGTCCAGCTTCTGGACCTGCTCTTTGAATTCACCCCGTGTATCGATATTGGCAAGGCCCAGCGCGGCCATTTGCTCGGTCACAAATTTCCGTACGGGCGCCAGGCGCTCCGCCTCGGTGAGGTAGTTGTCAGCGAAGCCGGCGGACTGCTGCGCCAACGATTCCAGTCCGCCAGACAGCTTGATCACCTGCTCGCGCGCTGCCAGGGAGGCCAGGCCGGCTGCGCCAAATGCCTGTTCCGCCGTCTTGCCCAGCGCGGCAGCGACCGCATTCGTCGCCACAAATTCATTCGTCAGCCGGGCCAGCGCCGCACTGGTCTGCTCGCTCGGCAGCTTGAGCGCCGCGAGCTCCTGCATGGTGACCTTCATCCCGAACACGGCCTCGCCCCCCGCGATCAGCGACTGGCGGTACTGCAGCAGCGCAGCCGCCTCGGTAGCCAGCTCCTGGGTCGTCCCCTTGAAGCCGGAAATAAGGCTGGAGAGTCCAGGAGACACGCCTTCGAATACTGCGTTCAGGCGGTTAGCGAAGACCGTGTCCAGCTGGCCGGAGGCATTCGGATTGGCGCTCTCGGCCCCCGTATGCGCAGTGAATGATTTACCGGTGACCGCAGCCGTGACTGAGTCCCTTTCGGCGGTAGTCAGGAATCCTGACAGCACGTCGTCAACCTTGGTCACGGTTTTGATAAAGCTTTGCACGGCCTCCTGCCGGCCATCCATCCAGTAGGTGGAAGACAGGCCGAATGTGCCAAAAGCGCCGGTACCATAGCCGTCAATATACGATTGGTGAATCTTCCCTTCGTTGCCACGCTCGTTGATGCTGATGTTGCCAGGCGTGTTATTGCTGGTAAAAGTCAGGCGGGTATTTTTCTCTTCGCCTTTGTCGAATATCTTCACGGCGGCATAGAGCGCCAGGGCGTAAGGGGCAATGGCGCCGATTGCCATGCCGGCGCCTGCAGCAAAGGCGCCATTTGCCGCCATGGCACCGGCTGCCTGGAGCCCTGCTGACACGCCCGTCCCTACAATGGTGTTCATGAAGCCGGTAGCAAGGGTGCCCGTGAAAGCACTCGCGGCCGCTCCCAGTCCGAGCGCAGAGCTGACCGCAGAGCTGGCTACCGAGCCGGCCATCCCTTGACCGGGTGACTCTGCAGCGGAAGCCGGTCCGGCGACGCCCAGAAAACTCCCCACCAGACGAACAACAAAAGGTTCGGCCATCATCTTGTAGATCTGGTCGGCAACGGTAGTCTTGAATGTGTTGACCAGCGATGCGGTAAAGGACTTCCAGCCTGCCTTGCCCTTGGTTAGAATTTCCGTAAATCCCGTGTGGAACAGCTCAGCGTATTGAGTGATCGTCTTCTGCTGCTGGTTGCTGTACCAGGTGTTGTATTGTTCCTCCAGGTCGGTACGTTCTTTCGTGCCTTGGGCTACCAGCTCGACCTGCTTGCGACGAAGCTCAGCCTCGTTTTGCAGAACGGCCGCCGCACGCGCTTTATCATCCCGGATGCTCTCTATCGCATAGCGCTTGTTCTCGTCTGTCCATTGCTTCAGCGTTCCTCCCGCTTCCAGCTTCTCCATCGCGCCAATACTGCGCTGTTTTGCATCGGCCAGCGATTGGAGGTGTGCGGCCTGGTCCCTGTCCGTAGCGGCCTGTTCCACTTGCTTCTGCAACAGCTTCAGCTCGCCTTGCGCGATCTCGACCTTGCTCTTGCCAAAGTTCGCCCATGCCGCTTCGTTGGCATTCGCTTCCGCATTGGCAGCTTCCAGCGCGCTCTTGCGTTCGTCCGCCAGTTTCTTGATCCCCGCGGCTTCCACGCGCTGCGCTGCAAGCGTTTTTTCGCTCTGCTCCTGTTCCTTGAGCGCCGCGCGCACGGCGGCCTCGCGCGTCACGCCCAGCTTCAGGGTATGCGTGTCCAGATCGTGAAGAATGCGGGCACGGGCGCGCTCACCTGCGCTGGCATCCTTGCCGATTTTCAGTTCGATCTCGTTCTCTACCGTCGTACCGCGAATCGATTTCATCAGGCTGTCATAGGCTTGCTTCGACTCGCGTGCCGCGTCTGCGGCAGCACGGCCCGCTTCGGAGTTGTTCCAGGTTTCCTTCGCCAGCTTGGAGACGAGATTCACGTACTCCTGAGGATTGTCTTCGCGGATCGCCTGGAGCGTCTTCAGGTCCTGCAGATACTGCGTGTTGACGCCATTCAAGCGGTTACGCAAGCCGTCGACCGCCTGCGCTGTCTTGCTATTGCCCCCGTCGTCAACCGACGCCTTGTTGAAGCGTTCGATCAGCAGCGTCAGGTCGTTATACTGGCCACCGAGCTTCATCAGCAGGTCCTGCCGGGCCAGCAGGTTCAGATTGGCATAGTCGCCCTCCCCTTTACCTACCTGATCGATTTGCGCTTTGACGACATTGCGCTGGTTTTCCAGCGGGTTCGAGGCTGCCGGCGTGCCTTCAGCGGCCAGCGCGTTGCGGCGCTCCATCGCGGCAACCTGCTTTTCCATGCTCTCTATGATGGCGGCAGTGCTTGTTTCAGCAGAGCTCGCCACATTGCCCGCAGCGTCATCACTGGAACTGCTGTACCAGGCCCAGGCAGCCGCTGCCGTGCTGATCAGCGTAACCGCTACCCCGATCGGCCCACCCAGCAGGCCCAGCGCCCGGCTTGCCAGGCCGGTCGCTGCCGCCCCGGTACCCGTTGCGGCCGTCAAGGCGCCCACACCTGCAGTGGCGGATTCCAGCCATTTGGTGATATCGAGAACCTTCGCCGCACCGAGTACGCTCAGCAGCAGCGAAACGTTATCCGACAGCAGGCCGATGCCGCCTGCCAGCAGTGACACCACGCCATTGGCCTGGGCATGGCTGCCGACGAACTCCATCACGCTGTTTTTGAGGACAGTAGTAGCCCCCGCTGCGCTGTGGCTCTGCTCGGCCTGTTGCTGCAGTTGCGACAAGGTAATTGGCAAGGCGCCAGCCATCACGTCCGAAGTGATCCGGGTTTCCGCCGCCATTTTCTGCAGGGCGTTCACCGAGACACCAACGCCGTCGGCCAGCGCCTTCATCAGGCCTGGCGCGGTCGTATTGATGGCGTTAAAACTCTCCATCCCCAGCGTTCCGGCGGCGAAAGCCTTGACCAGTTCCTGCTGCGCCGTGGCGGCATTGCTTGCGCTGGCGCCTGACAGCTTGGTGGCGAGGCTCACAGTTTCGGTGATCGCGGCCACCTGCTCCTGGGATACACCCAGCGCTTTCGTGGCATGAGCCATTTGCGCGTACAGCGCACCGGTGGCGGCGAGGTCCTGCTGGCCTTCCGCCGCAATGCGCTTGACGTCGGCCAGGGCCAGTGCGTAGGCCTGCTGGGAATCCGTAGCCAGGCGCAGCTGGGTCGTCAGGCGCCCGTATTCCTCGCTCATCTGAAGCAGCGATGCGACACTGGTATCGATTCCCAGTACATCCAGCACACCCTTCAGCTTTCTCGCTACGAGATCGAGTTCTACAGTTGATTTCTGCGCACGTGCACCGGCCTTGCTGAAGGAATCCAGCTCGCCGGTGGCGGTGCGCGCATCGGCCGAGACGATGCGAAGTCCGAGGTTTGCGATTTCTTCGTTCATGGTCGTTGAGAAAAAAAGCCACCTGATGGCGGCTATGAGGTTTTTTGGGATTTGCTGACGTTGATCAGGAACAGAAGATCCAGCGCATCGATGCATTCGCCCTCGAATGGTGTGAGCCAGATCCGGTGCCGCTGCTGCCAGCCCAGGATCTGTTCGTCCGACAGGGGATTGGGGAACATGGCGCCGCAGGTCCGCTTTGCGTTCATCTGCTGGAAATAGCCCCACAGGTGCGCAAGTTCGGCCGGCAGCGGCGGCACGTTCAGTTCCTCCGGCATCACGCCGCTCTGCTGGTAGACAACCTCCAGGTGCCAGCGCAGCGTGTGGCCGTCCTGCTGCTGCGCGCCGAGGCGGAACTCCGCCTCGGCAAACGCCAGCAGCTGCTGCTTCAGACCGTCAAAAAATTGGCGTCCGTCTCCAGCGCGGCGATGATCTTGTCCTGCCAGGTCGGGAATTTGGTGAAGCAGGCTTTCAGGAAGGCCGGCGTGACGGGCACCGCTTGGCCCTGGTCGACGAAGCCGGGCAGGCCGACCACCACGGCAATGGCGATCTGCATATTGCGGTCTTCGCCCAAGTCGTACAGGGTGCCGGCGCCTTCATCGGTTTTGGCATCGATCTGCAGGCTTTTGGTCTGGCCGCGCTTGATGGCACTGACCGAAGTGGCGCGGATGGCGTCCTGGTATTGCACGGAATTCTTGCTGACGATCTCGAAACCCGCGCGGTGGTTGCCGTCCTTGTCGAACAGCACGGTCACGGTATGGGTTTTCTCGATCGGGGCTTCGGCGTTCAGCAGGGAGATGTCGAAGCCGGCGGCGGCGATTGCTTGTGCGGTGTTCATTGGTTTTGATCTTTCTGTTGTGGGAGTCGTGAGAAGAAAAAAAAGGCCCGGAGGTCGTCCGGGCCGAAAGCACAGGGCCAATCGGCCCTGACGGGTCAGGCCTGGCTGTCCTGCATGGACAGCGTGGTCTGGTCGGAATCCGTACCGGCGCCGCCGCTGAAGTCGTACAGGGCGGTAAACTGGTACTGGTGCACGGCCGCCTTCTCGCCGTCGTCCGGGGCCGAGCCCTGGATCTTGATACGCGGCATGGAGAAGCCGATGAAGTCCGCATTGGCCGCGGTGCCGGTGGTGAGGATCGAGATCAGGTTGGTTTCGGTCTCGTCCAGGAACAGCTGGTGGATCGCGTCGCTGTCCAGATAGGCCGAGAAGGAACCCTTGACCAGCACTTTCTTGCGCTGGATGTCCGGGCGCAGGTTGGTGCCGACCACGCCATCCAGCGCCGATTCCTGGCCATCGATGGTGAAGTCGATATTGGTCACCACCACGTTCTCGCTGCCGTTCAGCACCAGGATGCCGGTGGCGGTGGACAGCACATCGGTGGCGGATTCCGGCGCCGGCGCGGTGAAGTAGGCTTCCGCACCGTTGGTCTGGTCCAGGCCGATGAAGGTGAAGTCCACCTCGCCGTTGCCGCTGCCCGGCAGCTTGATCGCGGCCTGGCTCACTTTCACGTCCTTGCTGAGGCGGGAAATGCCCACGTCCGGACGCCACTCTTCCACCGTGCTGTACACATTGGTGTGGCCGCTGGCCGGAATATGCGACTTCTTGCCCACCACGGCGATGGTGACGGAATCGCCGGCCGCCTTGGCGCCAATCGGCGAGTTGTCCAGGTTCTTCACCGTCATCACGGTGGCGTTCAGGTTCACCACCAGCTGGTTGCGCGCATTGTTCGCATCGCCGGTGCTGGTCCAGCCGCTGCCGCGCACCACATCGCCCACCTTGAAGCCATCGGCCAGCCAGGAGCCGGCGGAACGGGTGAAGGTGCCGAAGGCACCGGCGGTGGAAGCTGCCGCCACGGTGGTCAGCTCGCCGCTGGTGATGCCGGCTGCGAAGTCCTTGCGCAGGATCTGCGAGAACAGGTCGGCGTAGGTGCCGGGAGACAGGAAGCCGCTCAGCTTGCCGTCCACCATCTGCACGCCCTGGCGCTCGCTGGACATTTGCTGGTGCGACGCCATTTCGTCGGCAGTGTTGTATGCATCGCGTTTGAGTTCCATCGTCGCGGTTTTGCGGCGCAGGATCTGTGCGCCGGAAGCGCTTGCGACGGTGCCGCGCGCGGTCTGGCGTTTAATGCGGAACTCTTTGGATACGCCTTGTGCGATATCGCCCATGGAAAGCCTTTCAGGAAAAATAAAAGCCTCCGAACGGAGGCGAAAAAAAAGCGCCAGGGAGGCGCAGTGGAAATAAAAAAGCCCGCACGCGGCGGGCTCGGGGTATACACGAACGGGGCCATTCAAGGCCGGGTATTACACGGGTCTCCGCTATCGGTGCCGCTGGCGCGATCATTACGAGTGCGGTGAGTAAGTGAATGAATAATACTGTGGCTAAAACGGATCAGGCAAGCAGTGAAAACAGTTTTTAATTTGCGGGGCGCTTGCGCAACAGTGCATTGGCGCGCGCGTGGTGCGACTGCACGATCACTTCCAGTTCGCTGACCATATCGAGCACACGCTCGCGCTCGAAACCGCCGCCCTGCACTTCCGCCTTGCCGTTTCCTTTGCAGGCAGCGCAGGCGCGGTGCCCGTCCTGGCCGGTGCCGTGGCAGGTGGGGCACTTCCCGTCCAGCCAGTACGCCAGCGAGCGTTCGGCCACGCGGCGGTACAGCGACTGCGCCGCCTGCGCATCCCACGCCGTGTTCTCCTTTACCCAGCGCCGCTGCCGGCCTTTCTTGATCACGGCATTCGTCCACAGACGCAGCAGCTGCGCGAGATTCTGGTGGTTGCCTTCGAACAGGCGGTTGACCGTGCCATCCGCGTATTTCACACGCGCCAGCAGCGAGCCGAGGTCGCCTGCGAGCGCCGCGGCGGCGATAGCGTCGAGGGCATGGTGGTGCGCGTCGTCGCGCAGGTCATACGAATTGAGTGAACGAACAAATCTGTCAGCGAAACCCATGAAACCTCTCCTTATTGCTCAACACAGTTATTACGCATGCCTGTTTCCCCGAACAGCGCTGCCACCAGCGGATCGCGCCGTGCTTCGCCACGCGGCCAGTCGTAGTTATGCACGACCGACTGCTCCATGCTTGCTTCTTC